TCTTTTCTTTAAATCTGCCCCCCAGAATTAGTAACTGAAGGGAAGTACTGTGCAGTTGGTCTAGCAGTAACTCCAAGATCAAAAGAAATCGAAACAGAGTACTGGGATGTCATCACATTTCCAGTGGTTGTTGTATACAGTTTTAATCCATTAGGCTTAAAAAACAGCCCTGATACATCAGGAAACTCAAACGGGTCAACAATAACGTAATTTTTGTTGTCGTAAGAAGCAGTTGATAAATCCCAATCGGTACTCAGTGAGTATTGATGCACGGTACTATCAATAAAGGAGGAAATAAACATTTTAGCACCGCTTATAAATAATGAAGAGGGAAAAGTTTCTTCAGACGAAATGCTAAAACTTACACTGTCATAAGATGCCGTTGACAAGTCCCAAGCAGTACTTAATGAATACTGATACACAGCATAATTGGTGGCCCCAGAAATGTACATTTTAGTGCCGTCAGATTTAAAGAAAAGACCTGTGGGGTTAGAATCTTGAGAGTTGGCGTTAAAACTTACACTGTCGTATGTTGCAGTTGAAACTGTCCAAGGAGTACTAAGAGTGTACTGATAAATTATAGACCCACCCTTAACATACATTTTAGTCCCGTCAGATTTAAGAAATACTTGGTTTGGACTTGTAGTCTCTGAGGAGACTGAAACAGTACCTGCAGAAGATGCAGTAGAAGTGTCCCAAGCAGTGCTCATGTCATACTGACGTGCAGTTCCTCCGCTCTCTACGGTGTAGAATTTTGTACCATCAGATTTAAAAAATAGGCCATAAGGACTACCGTTAAGATTTGCAAATTTGCTGTCATAAGAAACGTTTGAAGTTAGACCACTTAATTCGACACCGTTAGTTGCATCAAAAACAACACCATACATAGACCAATTTCCAGAAGAAATAACACTGGTATCTGTGAAGTCTGTAGTCGTAATATAGTCACCGCTTGTGTTTAAAAGTACAGCTACGCCACCATTACCCTCAATAACTTTACCTACATCATAGGGAGAAAAAGAACCTGCACCAAGAGTAAATGTACCAGAGCCAGATGTAGCTGATGGTGTTAGGGTCGTAGCATAAGCTGTGTCGTAGCGTTCATAGTCATCGCCGTTAGTATTTACATCCCAGTTATTATTTGTGACGCCTACTTGAGACACTTCTTTGGTTACACTTACTACAGGAACACCAGAAGTAACAGATGAAGAAAGGGTTAAAGTAGATTCCTCACCTGCAATAAAAGATTTAGAAAGGGTAGCTAAAGTAGTATCAAAAGCTGTACCATTAATAGATAAGCTGTCTACATCAATACCCCCAGAAGAGTCCATAGTAGCAATAGTTGCACCCAAATAGCTAAAGTTTAGGTCAGTTCCAGACTCAGTAATAGCAAAGTCGCTTACTGTGATATCAAGTTGGGAGTCTACATAAGCCTTGGTCGCTGCATCTGTGCTAGATGTTGGTGTGGGTACAGTGATAGTACCGCTAAAAGTGGATGAACCAGAAGAAGTAATATTACCAGTTACATCACCAGTCAAGTCTCCTGTTACATTACCTGTTAGGTTACCTGTAACATCTCCAGTAACGTTGCCTGTAAGATTGCCAGTAACATTTCCTGTGAGGTCTCCGGTTACATCACCTGTAATATTACCTGTTACATTTCCCGTAAGGTTCCCAGTGACATTGCCGTTCAGGTTACCAACAAAACTTGTGTTTGCAGTGATGGTAGTTCCTGTGATAGCAGCAGGAGTAGAAGCACCAATGATAGTTGCATCAATAGCTCCACCGTTAATATCTACAGTTGTGAATGTGCTAGTGCCTGTTGATGTAATATTACCAGTGACATCACCTGTAAGAGGCCCGCGAATATCATCAATATATGCAACACCATCAAGATAAAGGTCTTTAAACTCAGCACCAACAGCACCAAGATCAATGTCATCATCTGTTACTGGTAGAATAGCACCATCTTGAAAACGTACCTGTTCAACAGCAGTAGAAGAAACCTCAACAAAAACACCCACACGGTTATTAGAAGTATCTACACTAACTTTGTTCAGACCATCTACATCAGCAATCAGAGGGACATATGACCCTTCATCAGAAGAACCATCGTGTTTATGTCCTGTAGTACCTGCACTATCAAAAGCAAAGGCATCACGAAGTTTATTGTATTCTGCATTAACAGGGGCAGCTTTAACAACGTTTGTTGCGATAATTTCTGAAGCTGACTGTCTAGTGTAACCTGACATTTATATTTCCTTTATCGTCTATCTGCCAAAGTATAAGATATTACGTAGGCTTGAATTGTGTGGCTAGGTTGGTCTTCTGTAGTTACATAGCTAAATGAGACAGAATCCCCTGAACCTTCTATGTTTGATTTTTTTACTGGACTTGGGTTGCCATCATATATGTCTGTAGAATCGTATGTAGCAGTGTTCCAAAAGGCAGCAGCACCAGCAGTAGATGTAGAGTAGTCTGTAGGGTTTAGTGTCTCTGTGTTACCATAATCATATGATACACCTAGGTTGATTGTTACCTGTCCCTCTGCTCTAAGATAGGTATGTACGTTGTAACAAATCTTCCTAAGAATAGGGTCGTCCATAAATACATACGGTGTTTGATATATTGAAAGAATAGGATTACCAGCAAAGTTTTGTCCTGATTCTTGCCTATGGACTTTACCTGTGGAATCCCCATGAATCACATATTCTTCATCACCAATGTAACCGGAGTCACCACAAGAAACCTCAATACCTACAAGCTGTGAATACTCAAAACCCATACCTTGTTGGCCTGTTCTTCTGATAGAACCAATAAGACCTAGAGATTCAGAGTTAGCAAAGAAGAGCCTAAACTGAGATTTCTTATTCAAAACTAAGATAGTAATAGTGCTGAGGTCTTCTGTTGCAGTAAAAGTCTCAAAGAACTCTTGGACAGATTTAGACAAAGTACCAAGTTCAATATCACCAATACGTTCAGTGGCACTTACAGGTCTAATACCATCTGGAGACAAGAAAAGCAAATCACCATTAAATTCTACCACAGAATCAGAAGAGACACAACCCAAATTATTTGTGACATCTAAAAGTTGAAAGTCTGCAATACTATTACCTACAAGCTTCTTAATGTTGTTAACACCAAAGATGAACAGTTGGTCTCTGAAAGCTTTGATCTGTGTAATTTCAAACCCTACGTTAATTACTCCAGCACCGGCAGCAGGAGTCCAATCTGTTTCATCAAGAGGTGCAGAAAAGTACAACAGGTTTGTATTAGAAGAATCACCCGCTAAAAACAAGTGCCCAGCAAAACTTTCACAAAAGGAAGGAGCAGAAGGGGATGAACCACCAGTAATTTGTGCGTAGGTTGTCCCGTCCCAAGTAGCAGCAGGATTAACGCCATCAACCATAACAAGTTTAGGTACACCCCAATTAACCTTAGCAAACCTTACTTTAGATACACCAGTCATTGTTGGTGAACCAGAAGTAGAAGGGGTTACCCAAGCACTTGTTCCATTGTCCCAATAATGAAAATAATTATTACCTGAAGCTGGTTTTCTGCAGGCAAAGATTCCATCATTAAGTTGATTATAAACAGCCACACCAAGAACAGCAGTGTCAGTTTCTCCGGGAACAGTACCATAGTCATTAGTATACCCGCTGATACGACGATACCCACCCTGTAGGGCAGGCTCATAGTTAATCATACGAATGGCTGAACCGGGAAGTTGACTTGCTTGAGTAAGAGGGTCTTGGTTAGTTATTAGCCCCCCCACACAAGAAGCGGGAAAAGAGCTAATTCTATCCGGCATTAGTTTTACCTTGAATCATTGTTGAAGTTACTCTAATGGGTTCATCAATAAGTACCCGTTCCATCTGGCGGATACCTTCTTGGAATTTCTGTTGGTTGATTGCTGCACCTTGTTCGTTAGAGCGGAAGACCATCATGTAGTACATAGCCCCGTCAATAATAGTATGGTTAAACCTAGAAGGAATAACACACTCATCATTATACAAGGTTAGGTCAGAGGGAAACTTCCAATAAACATATTCTACTTCATACGCTGCATCAGGTGTAGGTGTGAGTCCAAACTTCTCATCATAAGTCTGATATACATACTCAGGAGCTGAAATACCACTACCAGAGTCCCCTAGCTCATCCACAGAACGGTAATTCTTTACGTATTGTTCATATGTAATTGCAGGAAGGTGTGTTGGATTGTTTTCTTTAGATGCTAGTTGTTTTAAGTAGAATGTTTCATAGTCTGCTGTTGAGTAGTCTGCAGGAAAATCATAAGTTCCTGTACCAGCAGTAAGTGTTTGTGTGTAAGTAGTTTTAAGAAAAGGCCACTCTTGACCCTTCTGAAGAATTTCATTGATGCTATTATTGACCGCAGCTTTAGCCAAAGACTGTACACCGCGAACAGACGTAAACCCATCTCCCCCAGTATCAAGAGTGACTTCATTCAATCTAGTAAGTAGAAGATTAACAAGGGTTACGTAATTAGACATTCAAATACCTCTAAGAGAGCTAGGGGACCACCCTAAGGCAGTCCCCTAAGTTAGTTACGCGAGAACGTCACGAACAACTTCATCAGCAGCGCGGCTTGTGCCAACACTGTCAACATCCATCAGATACGCGAAGACACGAATCTTACCAGAAGTATCCGGTGTAGTACCAAGAACGAGCACGTCGATGGTGTCCGAGGCAGTCACGATGATGGGAGCAGCAGTGTTTGCCAGAGTGGCATAGTCACCAGCCGAACCACCTGTGATAGTGAAACCGTCAACAAATGCGTCAACGTCACCACCTGTAATACCAAGGTCTGCAGTACAGGAAGTACCACCAGCCGGAGCTTCAGTGATTTCCATACCTGCAAACATTACTGCGGTATTAGTACCAACAGTGATTGCTTGGATAATGTCGTTACCTGCAAGAGCAGAACCTTTTGCCGTAGCTGCAGCCGCGAGGTCAATTTCAACCTCAACGAAATACGGCTTACGACCGGGGTTGCCCTTACCACCAACGGCTTTTGCGAGAGAGCTTACAGTAGCCATGATTTAATCCTTTCTATCTCAGCTTAGGCAATATTATATTTTGCAGTGACAAGAGCCTCAGGACGCAAGATTTTACGACCATAGAGGTGCATACCACGAACAATATCTGCGAAGCTGTCAGGATCACGGTACGTCTCTGTCTTGTTGATCTGTTCTGCCGTAGCAACAGCGGAATCATGACCACCAACAATCACACCATAGTTAGCATTCTGGTTTGCAGTACCAGTGGTAGCTGCGCCAGTACCAACCGAAGGCAGGTTGTTAGAAACATAGACACGGAAGCCATTCCAGTTGTTCAGCACAAGACCGTTACGGAGGGCACCCGAATCACCGAAGTCTGCGTTCAGGAAGCGCGAGTCTTCATCCTGCAAAATCTCCATCATCACCGGATCAATAACAATCCAACGACCAGCTTTATCGACATTCTGTTGGTCCAGAAGACGACCCATGCGGTTGATGAGCATCACCGGAGAAACATAAGCAGTCGGAAGAGCAGTAGCACCCGGAAGACGTGCAGCAACAGGAATCGAGT